CCAACAATGGAAAGTGAAATAAACATGACAGGAATTGGGAGTCATAAAGGATTGTTTGATGGATATTGTCATTTAACGATAGGAACACAGCGTCATTTGAATTATTTAACAAATAATAATTTAGGATTACAATTAAAAGAAAGTAATTAACCGTGCATATTCAGGAGAATTATAGCCTTCAGTTGGGTCAAAAAATAAACAAACCAGAAGTTTGTGAGAAATACTATCCTTTACCTTTCAAGGATTATATTACTTTTCAGCCATTCTCTCGTCCAATCAAGAATTATGATTTTTATTTTGAAGTTTTAAGTTTATTAGTTCCTATTCTAAAGAAAAACAATATAGAAATAGTTCAAGTCGGCGGTCCAAATGAGGTAGATATTCCAGATTGTCATCATACACAAGGAAAAACATCTTACGGCCAGCTTTTTTATATTATTAAAAATTCAAAGCTGCATTTTGGTTGCGATTCAATAGGACAACATGCGGCGGGAATATATAATATTCCTGTTGTAACACTTATTTCTAATAATTATAAAACATCTGTAAGTAGTTATTTTTCTGAACCAGATAAACAAATTATATTGGAACCTATTAGACAAAAAGGACACAAGCCAGTTTTTGCTTTTGATGGCGACAAAAGCATCAATAGTATAATGCCAGAAAAAATAGCCGCCTCTGTTTGTTCTCTTCTCAAACTGTCATTTAGTTTTCCCTATTCTTCTGTCTTATTTGGCAACAACTATCAAAATAAAATAGTAGAAGGAGTTTTAGATCAAGTTACCGAAGTTTCAAGATTAGGTCTAAACAATTTGTTAGTTAGAATGGATTTATTGTTTGATGAAAATATGTTAGTGCGGCAATTGGGAATTTGTCCGTGTTCTATAATTACTAATCGGGCGATAAACTTATCAATTGTTGGGGCGATGAGAGAAAGAATTGTAGAGGTTGTTTATATTATTGATGACGGCCATAATCCGTCTTTCGTGGAGTTTCTACAAAAAAATAACATAAAATATACTTTAATAAGTTACCAGTCGGACATACAAAAGTATAAAAGTTATTATATGGACCTTGGAATAATCCATAAACAGAATATTTCAAAACCCGAAGCTCTTGATAAGTTAAAAATGGAGAATTTATATTATAAAACTAATAAGTTCACATTAAGCCGTGGTAAGATTTATCCTTCAGAAATCGCGTGGCATAAAGATTTACCAATAAATTCTTTCAATTCAGAGCCGCAGCCAATAATTGATGAAGAGGTTTTTTGGAAAGAGCTTAGTAATTTCTACATTTTGGAAAAAGTTTCTTGACTCTTTTCTAAAGCCTGTTAACATATAAGGATATGTGGTTCAAAAAACTCACAGTTCCAGATAGCAACAAAACAAAAGAAGTAGAAGCTGTCCAGCTTTGGGAAGTAAAATGGATTTCCCGTTATGGTCCTTATAGTTCTGATATAAAGCAAGAGGTTGAAGTTTTTACTTCAGAGGAAAAAGCTCAATTTTTTTAGAATAAAATATGGAAAAACAAGAAGGCGAAGACATCATAATTGACACCTTAAAGAAAAAATATTTCGAGTCTGCGGCCAAGGAAAACTACCCACATACTCCTAAGATAACCAACGAATTGGACAATTTAGAACAAGCAATAAAAGAATTACAGAACAAGAAAATATCTTTGTCAGCATAAAAAATATAAATTAAAAATAATTATGACACAAAACTATATTAATCACATTGTCTTTGTTCTTGATTCATCTGGTTCAATGAGCAATCTAAGAGAACAAGTAATTAAGGTATTTGATAATCAAATAAAATATCTGGCGGCGCGTTCACAAGAACTAGATCAAGAAACAAGGGTATCGGTATATGTTTTTAATGATGATGTTAATTGTCTTATCTATGATAAAGACTGTTTAAGACTTCCTAGTATAAAAGATTTTTATAAAACAGGAGGAAACACAGCTTTAATAGATGCGACAATGAAATCTTTAGATGATCTTTCTAAGACGCCTGAATTATATGGAGATCATAGCTATCTTGCTTTCTTACTAACTGACGGAGAGGAGAATAGTAGTAATCATTCATCGTCAACACTATCTAATAGAATAAAATCTTTGCCCGAAAACTGGACTCTAGCTGTTTTGGTTCCTAACCAGATCGGAGTATATGAGTGTAAGAGAGCGGGTTTTTCACAAGATAATATTTCAATTTGGGATACATCTTCTTCTAGGGGTCTTGAAGATGCCGGAAAAGTAATTAGAGAATCAACAGATAGGTTTATGCAAGCTAGATCAACTGGTTTGCGTGGGACAAAATCTTTATTTAAGCTAAATACTAATTTAACAGCCAGGGAAATTAGTAAGAATTTGCAAGAATTAAAGCCAGACAGAGACTATTTGTTGATTCCTGTTCATAGCGATTCATCTATTAAGGACTATGTAGAATCTTGGACGGCTGTTCCTTATCGTCCAGGAAGCACATATTATCTTCTCACAAAACCGGAAACAGTTCAACCATATAAGAACATTTGTATCGAAAACAAATTGAACGGCAAAGTTTATGCTGGACTGAATGCTAGAAATTTGTTGAATTTACCAGACTACGAAGTAAAGGTTTCTCCCATTGACTATTCTGACTACAACATACTGATACAGTCAACAAGTTCAAACAGAAAACTTCTTAAAGGAACAAAGATTATTGTCCTAAAGTAACCCATGACCTTTTCAGAAGACGCAGATTCTAATTCTATTTACCCGACCGATTTTGATATTGCGCGGATTTTAGATATGGAGACTGGTCAAAAGGTAAGTGGCGAACTTGGGAATTGGGACGTTTACAGATACAAGAATGACTATACTTTGTTCTTGCTTAATCATAAAAAGTTTAGTATGTTAGAATTCAAAACATCGACGGAATTGATAAAATTTTTGAAGAAAGAACAGTAAAAATATTTTCGGAAAACCTCTTTCAATCGTTAGTCTTAAAGAGATAACTGTATCAGTATAAACAGGTTCTATATTTTATTAGATTTTCAGAAAGATTTTCAGTTTATGATACAAGAAACATTACAAGAAACACCATCACAGGAAACTGACCCTGAACCCTTAAATCTATTTAAAAGAGACAGAAGGGGTCTTTTGCCAAATGTTAATTATATATTTGATGAAAAAGGATTTGTTAACTGGCGGGCAATGATACCCAAAGAATTTCTTTATATCAATGCTACAGACAAGTCTAAGATAGAAAAAAAATATGGAAAGAAATATGAAGAATTAGACATAGAAACAGATAAGATAGAAGACAAAGACCTTATTATATTGCTGGCCGGAATTCGTCACCTTAGTTTGTTGCGCGGGGTAGAATCTGTAGAATATCGCGTGGTAAATGCAAGTGATACTTATGCTGCTGTTATTTGTAAAATTAAGTGGGTTCCCTCGTTTGAGGAGCAGGGGAGAAGTATTGTTTTTGAGTCAATGGCGTCGGCTACTTTGAATAATACTAATTTATTTTCTAGGTCTTATATTTTAGAAACTGCCGAAAATAGAGCATTCAACAGAACGGTGAGGAAATATTTAAATCTAAATATCGTTAGTAGAGAAGAAATTTTTCTAAGTAATTTAAAAGAAGATGATCAACCAATTGAACAAAACCCTATGTTCAATATTAAGAAAATTTTATCTTCTCTTATGGAAGAAAAGAAAGTTACTTTCGATCAATTAAAAGTAAAATTAGCAAAAGAAAATTATCCCGGTGCGGATAAATTAACTTCAATAAATGAATTAACAAATGACAAAGCTTTTGAATTGACAGAAAGATTGAAAAAACTGTCAATAAAAAATGTTGACTTATATTATAAAAAAGTTGGATAAAAAATTGACAAAATAAAAACATTGACAAATTTTAGAATGTAGAGTAAAAACAGTAATCAGTAATTGTAAAAACATAAGAACATAAAAATGAAAAACATTATATTAATAACAAGTATTATGGCATGTGTAGGCTGTGGTCCTGTTTGTGATGTTCCACCCGCACATGTTGGGAAATTAAGCACGGCTTCCGGTCTTCAAGAAGGAATAATTCCCCCATCTAAAATTAGACTAGATGCTGCTTTTGGGAAATATCAAAATCTTATATTAGTTGAAACGGCTGATAAACCCATAAAGGAAAGCATGACCGTTTTTATGCCCAAAGATCAACTAAATCTAACTGTAGAAGTAAGAGGTATTGCTACCGTATCTGCTGATTTGAAAAATGTGGATAAGATTTTTGCCCGTATTTCACCTAAAGTTGTTAGTGATAGGGTTAGCAGAACAGACATGGACGATGTTTATTTGACTTATGGCCAAAATCCTGTTAGAGAGGTAACAAGAACCATTGTCACAAAATACTCTATTGATCAGTTAATGTTAAACCGCGAATCTATAAGCCAAGAGTTGCTAAAAGAGATTAGGGATACTACCGCAAGCTCACCAATTTCTTTTATTGATTTTGGATTAGCCGATATTCAGCCTCCAAAAGTTGTTATTGATGCTCAAGAAACAGCTAAAGAGCGTGAGATTGGAATTAAACGGGCGGAATCACAAAAGCAAATCAATCTTCAAGAAGCTCAGGGGGCACTAGAAGTAGCTATAAAGCGGCAAGAAGTTGATCTTAAGGAAGCTGAAACACAGGTTCTTGTTGATAAGAAACTGTCTGAAGGGGTTAGCGAAGCTTTTGTGATGCAACGCGCATTAAGAATTTGGGAGAATATTTCTACCAATCAAACAAAAACTATAATTCTTCCGTCTGAGGCAATTAAAAATCCTAGTCTTATGTTTGGTGTTTTTAATAAGTCCTTTAGTTCGACAAACAACTAAGTGGTAATTATGGACAATATACTATTAATAGGTATTCTTTTTAAGGTTTTATTGGTTTTTATTGCTATTGTTACATTTTTTGTAATAAAAATTACAGTAACAAAAGTCTTTGAAGTTTCAAAGAATGAAAAACCATCGGTTATTTTAGTTTTTCCAATTGTTTTGTTAGTTATATTAGGGTGGATATGGAGTTTTTTGTTAACATCGGAAAGTTCTTTTCGTCCCAAGAATAGAATTGAAGTAAAAACTGAATCCCCCAAAAAACTAGAGAAAGAAACAATATTCAATCAGCCGTCTAATAAAGTAACTTGGGAAGAAATTCAAAAACAAAATAGACAAGAAAATGAAAAAGCAATAGAGAAATTTGAAACAATTAAAAAATAATAAAACAACAATAGAAAGAAAAATAAAATGACCAAAGTAAGCTTAGAAGAAATTGAAGCCAAAATGCTAGAATTCAAAGTAGAACCAGCAACGGTAGTAAAAATAATTAAAGAACTAGAAAAAGCGGCGGAAGAAATTAAGCAAGATAAGGAAACCACCGCGCCGAAAACAAAATATGAGTTTGTAATTGTTTTGAATGATAAAGAAGATATTTTGAAAGACAAGGAAATCGCCGGATGGGTCGTTCAACAGCAAACAGGCGAAGATGCTGGAACAATTCTTTCCAAGCTGTCTGACGCGGCAAAAGCACAAAACGATGTTACCAAGAAAAAGAAGAATATGATCACGGATTTGTCTTCTTTATTCTCTCACCTAAAGAGTAAATTTACTAAAGAAAAGAATATCAGGATAAAGACAAAAGAATTGGTCTCTGTTATTATATCAAATGGTACATTGGTTTAATACAACCCACCCTTTGTAGGGGTTGATATTTTTAAACATACGATATAATATACCGTGTTTTTTTCCGTTATTATGTTTTACAATAAAATCATGTTTTGTTCCAGTAAATAAATCATTGGTTTTATTATTTTTTAGATTAAAAATAGTAGTATGTCTCGAAGACTTTCCTATTTTTTCTTTGGTTTCTTCGGAGTGTTTTGTTCCTTTTTTACGAAGTGCTTGTTTTAATTTTGTTTCATTTGAATGGTGTTTTCCATACATGGGATTATTTATGCCACTGCAAGAAATTGATTTCTTAAGAAGAATTTCTTTTAATTTTTCATCGCTATATGTTTCTTTATATGGTTTGCTATTAGCATTTTTTATTTTTTCTCTAGATATATTTGAATGATGTTTACCAAACATTGGATGGTTTTCTTTATTTTTTAATCTACTTATTGCTTTAATGCTAATTTTTTCTTTTGTTTCATTTGTCATTTCTATTCTACCAGCAATAAATGACAGATTATAACATTTATCTTGTTCGGTTTTTGCTATATCCAAATATTTTTGTTCTATTGTTAATAGCTCATTTGACGAAACATTTTCGATTATTATCCAATCCCAATCATTTTTATTATATAAATTCCAAGCATTTTGTAATTTTGTGTTTGTATGGTAGTTTCCATTTAAATGTTGTTTGTGAGCGCGAAACCTTTTTTCTATATCATTACTGCTGCCGACATAATATTTTTGGTTAATTTTATTAATTATTTTGTATATTCCGCTTATTTTCATAAATTAAGTTGTAACCACGCCAAAGTAAGCAGGCCATCTATAGATTCGATAACCTCTTTGTCTGTCCATTAAAGAAACTCCTGTTCCTTCTTTTGTAACAATTAATACATCATAAAGCCCTGTAGTGCAAGCATCTGCGCCGCTGATAAAATGACCAGTAAGGGTGACTTTTTTGCCTAGCAAATCTCCAAAGACTTCTATTCCTGAGCCTGTTATAGATTTTCCTATATTTACTCCCACTTCTATTCCGGTTAAAATTATCCCTGTAGTATCAAACAAGCCGGTTCCTTCTAAAGATACCTTAAAATACTGTCCCGAAAAGCATTGATCCGGGTAGCGTCTTGTTACTATTGGAGCATTATTTCTTTTTGTAAAGGATATAGCTGACGGATACATATTTGTTCCGCTAGTATCAAAGACATAAACGGGGCCAGTTTTAGCATCAATAGGGACTAATCCAGTCAGCGTATATTGATCTTTTAATTTGAATCCTGTTATTCCTCCATTGAAACTTACTTGATAAAAATTATCTCCTAAACTATACATTAATGATGGTTGGAAATTTATTCCTGACAAAGCGACTCCTGTATTAACCCAATTTGGAGAGCCACTTATGCCTGTTAATGTTACTATTGGATAGAAAATGTCTCTACTAAAAGCATTTATTCCACTTAATCCAAAGACTTTAACAGTTCCTTTCACGTTTCCACTCGGAAGGTAGGTAAAAAACCCAGTATTGGAAGTCACGGTTACTCCTGTTACAAAAATCTCATTGAAAAGAACGCCTGTTATTCCCGTTAGGTTTATTCCGCTGAAATTTATTAAAGCTCCGCTAATTCCAGTTGTAGGAAAGAAACCGCTAATTACAGGTTGATTTACAAATTTGAAAGGAGAAATACCTGTTTTTTGTCTATTAGAAGATATGACAAAAACTTCACCCCAAGAGGAATATTCTGGAACAGGAACCTGTATTAACTGTGAATTTATTCTTCTAAAGCTATCTGCTACAACTCCTGTCTTAAACCATACCCCTGAGAATAATATTTTATCTATATTATAGAAGTTATTTCCTGATATTGTTAATATATCATTATATTTTCCTGTAATGGGATCAACATTTAGTACGTCTATGTTAGGATAAAGGATATTGAAGCCTGAACTTGTAGTATATTCTCCTCCAAAAGACTTTAAGAAAATATATCCAGTAGAATTAATGTCGGCGGGAATGTTACCGGAAACACGGCCATCATTGACAACGGTAAAATCAAAGTAAGAATTTACATTTCCGGCATAGGTTATTCCTATCGTGTTTAACAGATTAGAGCCTAAAATCTGAATTCCTGAACCGGGGCCAATTGGAGTAGAAGTAAATCCAGTTATTACTGGCGGTAAATCTGTATAGTGTTGGATTATTGACCAACTGTTTCTTACGGTTTTTCCGACAGAGGAGGTTATATTTTTTTGAACTAAGACACCAGATGTTCTTATTGATTCTGACAGTGTAGGAATATTTGGATGATTAAAATTAACAATTATTCCACCATTTCTTCCTTGAATTGGTAATTCACCACTTAATAAATCTACAATTATTTCTGTATTTACTTCTTTTCTACCATAACTGATTCTGTCAGGAGTTATAGCTGTTAATCCTGTTCCTGTTGCAGAATAATAAACAGGTTTAATATCAGCACTATAAGTATAATTTATTCCAGCAATAAAATCTGTAATTTCCGGGGCGTATCCTGTTAGATTAGTAATTGTAGCATCTGAAAAATTTAGAACATTTAATTCTGTTGTTCCTGGAGCGGGTGGATTAAAAACTCCTTTCAATTGCTCAAAGAAAACAAGGTCTGTGCTTGCAATAACAGGAGTATTAGGAACACAATTTAAATTATAACTTCTAAGATAACCAGAATTAAAGTATAGACCCCCAAAGTTTCCAGAGATATTTGATTCAGTTACTTGATAATCTTTAATGAAATCTTTTCCAGTAAGATAATAATTCATCCTCAAATTACCTTGAATAGCATTTTCAGGAACATACTCAAAGGCATGTCTATTTTGAGATATATAAACAGGGGTTATATTGGCTTGTAAAGATAGCTGTGCGTCGTTGGCATAAACTTGATTGCCATTTAATTGAACGAAAAAATCCTTATAGGTATAAAACATTTACTTTATTAATAGTATTTTGAGACCGAAGAAGATACACGCACAATATCATCTAATGAAGCATTTACTTGTGTATTTTTAACCTTGCTACCTGATATTTCTATAGTATAGGAGTTTGAATTCATTAATCCAAACAGTTTAACTGTTGTTTGTAGTCCGGTGAAATTGAAGTATCCGGTAGCATTTTGACCAGAAAATTGTATGCCGGTATAAATATCCTTCACAAAAGACATGTCTTCTTGTGCCCCTAGAAATTGAATTTGCCGTGGGAATACTGATCCTAAAGTATAGACTGGTTCCCAGTTTGGTTTGAAACTATAATCCATTTCATATATTTTATTATTTATATTGCTGAAATAAGTTGTCCAGCCGTGGGAAATTCCAGAAGTATTGGAGCTATTATAATTTATGTTTCCTTTTTTATCTTGTAAGAAACCAGTTAAAGGAAGAAACGATATAAAAGATACGTTTGCTTTAGTAACATCGTTCGGTGAAGATTTAAGAGAGTAACTATCCAAAAAACAATTACCAGTGATTCCGCCTAAAGAAACAATTGTTGACTCATAGTTTGTTGTCTCGCGGCCAGTTTTTAGATATGAAACAATGTTTTGAACAGGATCATAATTACTTTCTAAGACATAGTTAAAAGAAAAAGATGATCTTAAAGGCCCAGATGGGGATTGATTTATAATTCCTTTATTCCCTAAGACGTACAAGGGAGATAAAGAATTTTCAGAAGAAATAGAAGCACTTTCGGCTAAAATTCCACTTCCCGCGATTATTGCGTCAATCTCGTCAAAAAATAAGCTCATTTTATTTTCTATTTATAAACCCCTGATAGTTTAGACTCATAGTTACCGGGCCGTCATTATTAGAAGAATAATTTTCTCCTATTAATTGCATTCCTGAAAAACCATAGTTTACTATATTTGCGGCGGTGTCCAGGTCTTTCAAAGTAATTGTAATATTTCTTTTTTTAGGGCTTTCCGGAAAGTCATTTAGAGTTTTTGGGGTATAATCATCAACTTCTGCTGTAAAATTACAATTAACTTCAATTGGCCAATTTGTTTCAACTTTTATCGGTGCTTGTTGTCCTTGAATGTAAATAGGATTTCTAGGAACATTAATATTAAGATCATAAGAAATACACCTATTGGTGTTAAAGTCCCCTAAATCAATATTAATAGAACCAGGATCAGCTATTTTTAACAATAAATTAGAATTACTGGCGGCGATATTTGTCAAATCAGTTGAAACTGCCGCCGATTCAGAACTAGAAAGCTGTCCTATGTTTCCTAAAACACTGATATTTGCTTCAATTTGTGGTATTTGGCCGATTGCACATCTAGAAGAATAAGATGTTAAATATCCAGAAGTGAAACTAAAGTTGTTGGTAGTATTTGACTTACTTCTTACTACATAACCATTAAATCCTACATTACCAGTATATTGTAAAAATTGATCATCAGAGATAAGGAGAGTAGAAATAGAAACATTTCCAACCTGTGGTCCTCTAGGAATATATTGTATTCCGCTTAATCCAAGGTGTTTGAGTGGAGTGGCATTGATTTGATAGTTTAGCTGAGTATTTTGAACGCCCGGAATTTCAGTACTATTGATAAATAGTCTTTGGTTTTCCTTAGTAACTCTTCCTTGTGCTATTATATCGTTCGGCATTCCTTTTTAAAAACCTTGTTCCTGTTTTCTTTATATTAATTACACAACCTTGGTGTAATTAACAAAGGAAAAATAAAAAGGAAAAAGGTTTAAATGAGTAGTTCTATTTACAATATCGGAAACTGGTCGTCAACTACCACTTATAGTCTTTGGGACATAGCCAAACAAGGTAGTTATTTCTATTATTCCCTTAAAAATAGCAATCTTAACAATACCCCTTCGCCAACTAGTGCTTCATGGGGGGGTATGATTGTTGATGTTGACGGTCAAACTAGACCAGAATTTATTTGGAAGCCTGGATATTCTTCAAATGCAGGTCAAGCCCCTAAAGTAAAAGTAGTAAGATTTGGGGAAGGGTATGAACAAAGAATAAAGGACGGTATTAATAACTCGCTGATAACTTTGGACGTTACATTCGAGAATCGCGGCCTGTCCGAAATAACCGCGATTCAGCACTTTTTCTTCGCGAGAGGCGGAGTCGAATCTTTTTCCTACATTCCTAATCCTCCTTTTAATAAAAGGTCTTTATTTGTATGTTCTAACTGGGATCAAATTGATTCTTTTTATGGTAATTATACTTTAAGGACAAAGCTCTCTGAAGTAAGCAACTAAAAGAAATAAAAAATGGAAAAACAACAAGCCAGAGAATCATTAAAGAAACTTAATAAGGAAGCTTTTTCATTAGTTCCCAGTAGCGCACTTATTTCTCTTTTTATCATAGATACTACAGACATTTCTTTTGATATTGGTTTAATAACAGAATCACAGAAAGCAACCAACAAAGGAAACACAGTATTTAGATTTCATAATAATGTTAAATTAATAAACAATAGTATTTTTTGGCAAGGGGAAGAATATATTGCCGCGCCGATTAGAGCAGAAGGGTTTGAATTAAATGCCCGTGGGACACTTCCAACCCCCAAATTATCTTTGACAGTAAACGAAGAAGGGGTTTCTGCTTTATCATTATTAAAAGAAAAACTGTACTCTCTCGGAGATTTAGCTGGAGCCAAGGTAACGAGAATAAGAACATTTGCTAAATATTTAGATAGAAAAAATTATTTATCAGATATTACTTCAGATGAATGGGAACCAGACTCACAGGTTGAGTTTCCCAGAGACATTTACTATATAGATAGAAAATCAAATGAAAGTAAGTTTCTTATTGAGTGGGAATTAGCTTCTATTCTGGATTTACAAGAAATTAAATTACCGGGCCGATTAGTTGTAAGTAACAGATGTCCAGCACGTTACAGAGCCGAAGGCTGTCTTTATGAAGCAAAATCTCGGAGGGTAGATAAAATTCATGGTAAACTAGGAACTTCTATTCTACCAGACGAAGCGCCCGCAGTGGCAAACATTAAGGATGAAAAAATTGTAGATATATTACAGATAACAGCAATCGTTGATCGGGGTCGTTTTGAGCCGGGGACGTTATATGTTCGTGGTGACGGAGTTTTCATAGAAAAAGGAGGAATAAAATACTATTTTGTTGCAAAAACTAATAATCCAAGTTTTGCGCCCCCTGATACCCGCCACTGGGAATCGGAACAATGTTCTAAATTAGTATCAGGATGTAAGTTAAGATTTGGGGAAAATGGCGCAGTAATTCCAGGTACTTCTGGGTGGGTAAAGTCCAGATTGATGTTCAACGGCTTTCCTTCAGTATCAAAATTTAATTGATTTTATAAACAACTTATAGTAATATATTTATATGAATGAAACAATAAATACTAACGAAATCTGGAAACCTATCTTAAACTATGAAAACGAGTACGAAATCTCTAACTTAGGAAGAGTAAAGTCTAAAGCAAGACCATGTAAAGGACGACAGCCTGTAAAAGAAATTTATATGAAACAACAGGAAAGTAGAAATACATCACAGACTGGAGATAGTTATTATTATGTGGTTGATCTATATAAGAATAAAAAAAGAAAACACATGAAAGTTCATAGATTAATTGCAGAGGCTTTTATTCCTAATCCTAATAATTTGCCACATATTAATCATATAAATTTTAATACTTTAGATAATAGTCTAGAAAATTTAGAATGGATTACCCCCAAAGGAAACTCTCAGCACTCTTTGGTTCATGGAAGACTTAGACCTCCAAAATTAAAAGGTGAAGATAGTCCTTCTTCTAAGCTAAAAGAATCAGATGTTATTTTTATAAGAAAAAATTATACAATAAAAGACATTGCTAAAATTAGCAAAATATACGGAATGAGTAGAGCAGGAATGTATCATGTCCTAAAAAGAGAATGTTGGAAACATGTTCCTTAACGACACAATTAAATCAGGTATTAAGACTCATTCTTTAGAGTTCCCCAATTCTGAAGTTTGTGGTTTTGTTATTTTTTCTTCTAATTCTTTACAAGTTTTTAGATGTAGAAATCTTTGTAAAAATGAACACAGATTTTCTATTGATCCTTTTGATTTTGTGAAAGCGTCAGAGTTAGGAGAAATCCGGGCGGTTTATCATTCTCAAGTTTCTAATCCTGATTTTTCTTCTTTTGATATTATAAACAGTAATGGTCATAATTTGACTTATATTTTATATTGCTTAGAAAAAGACAGCTTCAAAATCTATTATCCTAACAGCGCGGAAAACAAATACACAGGTAGAAAATTTGAGATAGGAAAGAATGATTGTTTTTCTATAATTAAAGACTATTATAAAAATGAACAAAACATAGAAATATTTGACTATGAAAGAGACAAAGACTGGCAAAAAACAAATCCAGGAATTTTCTTAGAAAAATATGAGAAGGAAGGATTTATTAAATTAATCAACGGCCCGATAGATGACGATAAGTTAAAAATAATGAGGAAAGGAGATTTGTTGTTATTTAAGAGTGAAAAATCTGAATTTCCAGGGCACCTTGGAATTTATCTTGGAAATGATACAGTTTTGCATCATACAAGAAAGAAGGATTCGTGTATAGACATATTTGAAACAGGTTTAAGAGATAGAGTAAGTATAGTTCTAAGACATAAAAAGATAATAGAAAAACAATTAATATCAAGATGAATAATTTGGTAGAAATTACAATGCACGGGCAGATTGGTGATTATTTAGGAAATAAAATTTACCGAGCAAATGTGTCTTCTGTAAGTGAAGCAATTAGGTCGGTCGAAACTAATTCGGGTCATAAATTATACAAATTTCTTCTAGAAAATGATAAAAAAGGCTTGAAGTACAGAGTATTAATAAATAAAAAAGATTTTATTTCAGAAGAACCCATTGATATAAATAAACCAGAGACAATAAAAAAATCAGAATTAATGATGACACATAGGAACTTAAAGACAATAGATATAGTCCCTGTATTAGAGGGGTCTGATGAAGACCTGATGGGTATTTTTACTGTTATTATTGGAGTTATATTGGTAATAGTTGGGATATTAGTTGCTGTTGGTACTTATGGAGGCGGAACACCTGTTGCGACTGCTTTAATTATGGCTGGTATAGGTTTAATAGCTGGTGGGATTATTTCTCTTTTGACTACCCCCCCAAAATTTCAAGATTTTAGAGAAATTGATGGCGCAACGGGTAGAACTTCTTATTTATTTAATGGACCGCAAAATGTTACTCGCGAAGGCGGTCCTGTTCCTGTTGGTTATGGCCGATTATTGGTAGGAAGCCAAGTTGTTTCAGCGGCTTATGTTATTTCTAATATTGATGCTGCTGGTAAAACTATTAATACAACTTCTTATCCTGGAGGCGGAGGGGGCGGTGGAATAACTTTGAGTGCTAATTATTTGTTGAATTAATATGGCAACCCCGGCAACACAAGAACCAAGATACCCTGTAGAAGTTTCGGAAGGAATTAGGGGTCAAACTGGTGTTAATGGGGTTAATCTGGTAAGCGGTGCTTTATCTTTATCTGAAGTTGAGATTTTGGATTTAATATCTGAAGGAACAATTGAAGGTTTAGTTAGCGGGGAATATGTTTTTTCGGGAAATTCTGGCGATCTAGGTTATAAAACTGGTATTTTTTATCCTTTTTCTGGAACCTATGGATTAACCGGAACACAGTTTTTGAGGTCAGTTTATTGGAATCAGGTTCCCGTAATTAATAGTAATAATAAGTATAATTTCCAGAGAGTTGATTGTTCTTATACTGTTGGAACACCAAACGGTTCTTTAGTAAATCAAGCAAATCCAGAATTAACCGTAAGCCGTACAATAGGAGAAAGACTAAGAGGTTCGGAAACAGATTCTAAAGGCGCATTAATAGACGTTAAAGATTATACCAAGTATTATCGTATATTTAACAAGGAATGTAAAGGAGTAGTTGTTAATGTTAAGGTTGCTCAATTATTTGAGAGTATTATCAAGGGTGAAAGATTTGGTGATACGGTTGACACAAAAGTTAATTATAAGATTTTTTATAGAGCTATTTTTTCTACTTTAGGAACTACTTCTACTTCTTTTACAACGTCTGCCGAAGCCGTTGCTAGTGATCCAACGGGTTTTATTTTAGGAAGAGATGAAACAATAGAAGGAAAAATAACCTATGGATATATTAGATCAACCAGAATAGATTTCTATACCGACAACATTAAAAACAATAGACAATTCGTCGGCTGGGAAATTAAAATACAAAGAGTAACCCCTGAATCAATCTCTAATAATATTCGTAATCAAACCTTTATTGATAGTATTACCGAAATTTATGGTGACACCTATGTTTATCCGAATTCAGCAATTGTTAGATCAAGATTTAGCGCGGAATATTTTGCTCAAGTTCCCGAAAGAGCTTTTGACTGTAAGCTATTAAAGGTTCAAATTCCTTCTACTTATGATCCTATTGTAAGAACCTATACAGAAGGAGCGGCGGGGTGGGATGGAACATTTAGAGCAGATAAGTTTTGGACAGATAATCCTGTTTGGTGTTTTTATGATTTATTAACTAATCAAAGATATGGTTTAGGAAAATATATTGATGAATCTTTTATTGACAAATGGACTCTTTATGAAATCTCTAAATACTGTGACACTCTTGTTCCCGACGGGTTTGGACAACTAGAACCAAGGTTTACTTGTAACTTAATTATTAATAGTAGAGAAGAAGCTTATAAAGTAATCAATGATTTTGCAAGTATATTTAGAGCTATAACTTATTATTCAGCGGGATTAATTTATACAGTTCAGGATTCACCCAAAATTCCAATAGTTCAATTTACTAATGCGAATGTTGAGAATGGTGATTTTGCTTATTCTTCAAGCAGTCGGCGCGTAAGACATACTGTGGCAATTGTTAGATATAATGACAGAACCAATTTTTACAAACCAGGAATTGAATATGTTGAAGATATAGACGGAATAAGACGTTACGGAATAAGAGAGTTAGAATTAACAGCATTTGGTTGTACTAGTCGTGGACAGGCTGTAAGATTTGGCCGATGGGCTTTATTGAGTGAAACCTTAGAGACAGAAACAATAAGTTTCGTAGCTGGACTAGAAGGAGCTTATTTAAGACCCGGCGACGTATTCAAGACTTTTGATCAGAATAGAAAATCTTCTAGGTTTGCCGGTCGGACATATAGAATAGATAATTATTTAACCAGCGGTCAAATTACCCTTGATGATAAAATTACCTTAGAAACTGGAACTTTTTATAATTTATCTGTTCTTACTCCTGGATATTTTTATGATACTTCTTTGGTTTCAGGATTAACTTCTAATGATTTTTCTGGAATTAGAAATACTCAAATTCAAAATTTTACATTTACAGGAATCCAGGCCAATACAGGGGTAAATGGAAACGGCGAACGAACAACTATTAATATTTTTGAACCTTTTAATACAGGTGATTATTCTTTTACTGGTAATTTAGTCTGGAGTGTGGAATTGAAATCAGGAATCAGAAACCAAAACGATTCTTTCAATTTTTCAGATACTAATTTTGATTATTATAGAGCAATAAAGATAGAAGAGAAGGATGATAACAAATTTGCAATAGTAGGCTTACAATATGCAGAACAAAAATATGTAGAAATAGAATCAGGGCTTGGATTTGATAGAAAACAACAAGACTACGCAATAAGACCAGCGGCCCCTTCTGCTTTAACATTAAGTATTTATTCTCCTAAAAATACAGTAGGAACAAAAATAATAGATTACTCATTTGTGGTAGATAATTATTCTGGCGTTACAAGTTATAGAGTTTATGGGAAACAAGGAGATTTTACTAATACCCCCGGAGTTCCTAACGAGCAAACACTTATAGCTAATTTACCAGTAACAACTACTCACGAAACTTACTTTCCAGCCGAATCAGGGACTTACTTTTTTAGAGTTTATTCTGTAAATGATGATGTTAATCTTTTTTCATCTACCTGTGCGTCGGGCAATATTGAAGTTTTAGGTATTAATCCAATCCAAGATGTAGTGATTTCGTCTCTTACTTTTGATACTAATACTGGCCTTAATACAGCAGGAACAAAACAGTCAGGGGAGTATTTCATTACTGACCCAGCGTTTATTTGGCAGGCAGGGATAAATGAAGACGCTTCTATTCCGTCTAATTTTAAGTATAGAGTTAGTTTTAGATCGCCGTCGTCTTCTAATACTCCTACTTCTACTATTTATTTTCAGGAAACAGGACTAGAACCAGACCCGTCAGAATTGAAATATATTTTCACTTTTGATAACAACATGACAATTGCTGGTGGCCCAATGAGAAGATATGACGTTGTTGTTGAAGCTGTTAATGCTTCCGGCGCAACATCGGCGGGGAATTTCTTATCATCTCCTTTGGCGGAAACTTGGTCTAATCCTTATGGTTATGATATTTTTGAAGTTAATAATGCTAAAGTAACTGGAATACAATTAAGTAGTGGTACTAATAATTTGGGTGGATTTACCACTTCACAATTTATTGATGCTCATGGGGCTATCAATATTCACTTTAAGGCGGGTAACATTCCAACAGATGTAGTCGGTGGTTATTTATTTGCTAGCACAGGAATCTTTTCAGGACAGAATATTACCGGTCAGATTCCTACACAGGTTAACATTACTACTGGAAAATTTATTTATGATTTTGATTCAAAATATATTGACATTCCAATGGGACTTACAAATGTAAAAACAGGTTACTGCATGGTTGGTTTTTATGATAAATTTGATGATGGTATCATTAAAAATTATCCTAACTTATATACAGGAGTAATAACAGGACTTCCTCTTTCAAGATTAGTACCAGTTTTACCTTCAGGAAGTTTAATGCAATTAGACATTACAAAAGAAATGACAATTTTTGATGAAGATTATCCAGCAGATTATGGCAGATACAGAGTAAGACGAGAAACAGAAGATGGTATTACTTATGTCCAACCAGTAATGATAGATAAAAAAGGAAACGCAAGTATAATAGGAAGCGTAAGAGAACCTTAAAAATTAGAATAAATTTAGAAAAATAATTAGAAAAAAATGGCTATAAGAAGATATGTCGGCGATAGATTCGTAGGATCATCATTAGACCCTAAACCAACAGGAGTAATGCACGGGGCCATGTTTACAGAGTATGATACTCTCAGAACATATATACTAAATACAGGGGCTACAGGGGTGGCCACTACAACGGGCTGGGGTCAAATTGCTGTTTCTGGATATTTGAGATATTCTGATTCTGGTAATTTGATTGTTGCTGGTAGCGGATTGGTTGTGAGCGCCAGCGGCATTACGGGGTATCAAATAAATAATAAAATAGGAATAAATACTAACACCCCAACGGCACATTTAGAAATATTTGATAATAGCAGTACCGCTAAATTTCTGAGAATTTCAAAAGATAATGCTAATACTCGCGGAAACATAGAATTCGGAAGAAATAATGCTGATGATTTTCAGACCGTTGTTAGATTAAACTCTTCCTCTGACGCAGCAGCGGGGACAAATGGACAATTTAATATTCTTGTTGCTGATTCGTCATCTGTAATGCAGAACAGATTTTTAATAACATCTAGTGGTACGGTTGGTATCAATACTACTACACCTAATTATGCTTTGGATATTAATGGTATAAATTCACAGACAATTGGGTTAAAAGCATTGGGGGCTGCCGGTGGAACAAGTATTACTTATTTAGATGGTGGAACACCCACTAAATATAATTGGTTGGCGGGGGCACAATATAATGTTAATAATGGTTTTGAGATTACTCCGTCAACAGCGGTCGGTGGGACGACATTTTCTAGTCCTAATTTGGTTATTTTGCAAGGCGGAAATATTGGAATTGGAATTTCTTCTCCTACCTATAAACTACATGTTTCGGGCGGTGACTTAAATGTTCACGGTGGGATATATCAGAGCGGAGTTAAAATTCCAAGGTCAGGTGATAATCCAACTTTCAGGGAAACTTTTGTTGTAAATGTTTCTGGTGGTTATGTAAGTGGTTATCTTGGAATGGTTGGTATTCCTAATAACAAATCTTATGTAACAGGGCAAACGGGTTTACAGGTTTTTGTTAATGGTGTCTTTCAAAGAATAAATTCTAATTCCGGGACACTTGATAATGATTATTGGGAGGCGAATGGAACCGGGGTATATTTTAGTTATAGAGTTGCGTCGGGATCACAAATAACTTTTCTTAATCTGATATAAGGGAAAAAAATAACATGGCACGAACAAGATTAACAGTGTTAGATGGCGAAGTTTTAGAAATGTTTTCTTCTAATAACTCATTTCTGGGGACGTTCTCGTTAGATTCATCGGGGAACATAATAATAAAAAATGGCACATTTCCTAATTCGGCGGAGAGAATGAGAATTGCGCCGGGTGGAAAAATTAGATTATCGACAACTTCTGCTTCAAGAGTGATTACCACAGACTCTAATAACGATATTAACAGTCAAACCGTTCTTTCTGCAAGTTTGGGAGGACTTGGAAATTCTAATACGTTTGTTACAGGGGATATTTTACGTTATAGCGGCGGAAGCTTTGATAATCTAGCAGACGTTGCGACCGGAAATGCTTTAATTTCTGGCGGTATTGGGGTTGTTCCATCCTGGGGGAAAATCAATTTATCTACACATGTATCAGGTATTTTGCCGATTCTTAACGGGGGGACCAACAATAGCAGTTTTGCTTCTGGCGGGGTTATTTATTTTGATGGAACAAAATTAACAAATGGAAATCTTAGCTGGAATAATACCGATTCATATTTAACGGTTGGTGAGAATATGAGAATCTATAGTTCCAAAATAACTGACACAAGTGGAAATTCGCTGGTTGACTGGTCTTCTAATCTTACGATAAGTAAAGTTTCAACAGGATCAATTAGTTTTTTTGACAGCGCAGCAGATGCAAATGCTCTTGAATTAAAAAACGATGGAACATCTAAAATAGGATTTTTTACAACCACCCCATTTGCTAGACCATCTGCTTATACACAAACTTATTCCACGGCAAGCAGAACAATGGAAAATACAACAGCCGCTACTGTTTCCACTACAGCGGCAACACAATCTAGTCCGTGGATTTATACAACTCAAGCACAAGCACATGATATTATTACTCAGATAAATAATCTCAGAAGTGATCTTGATGATGCTAAAAAAGTCGCTAATCAGATTTGTGATCATTTACAATCTTATGGTTTGTTACAATAAATTATGCCACGAACGCGACTAACGATACTAGATGGCGAAGAATTACATGTTTATTCTTCTGCTAATAGTTTTTTGGGCGTATTTTCACTAGATTCATCGGGTAATATTATAGTAAAAAACGGCACATTTCCAAATTCAGCGGAAAGATTAAGGATTGCACCGGGAGGAAAAGTAAGATTATCAACAACAACCGCTTCTCAAATTGTAACTACGGATTCTAACAATGATTTAACGAGTATAAGTCTTTTGACGACCGCTCTAGGTGGAACTAATAATGCGGGGGCTTATACAGATGGCGATCTTTTATACTATAACTCTGGAACATCTAAGTTCGCTAATCTGGCAGATGTTGCGACTGGAAATGCTTTAATTTCTGGCGGAGTTGCAGCCGCGCCATCTTGGGGGAAGATTGGACTAACGACACATATTGATACGTCTGGAGTTTTATCAATAGCAAATGGTGGAACGAACAAAACAAGTTTTACCAATGAATCTATTATTTTTTTTGATGGAACCAGATTTCAAGAAAATAATGCAAAATTATATTATGATATACAGAGCGCGGGTGTTAATGAAATATTAAATATTGGAGGCGAGAGTGCTACATGGATTTATGGTTATGATTCAAATCTAGGAAGAATAGGAGCATCTGCACAGAACCATTTTAGGATATTAATACTTAGAATTCAGAGCGGAGGCGATCTTTCGTCTGTTAATGCCAATGGAGTTAAAGTGTTTGAGTTTGGTGCAAGTGGTTCTAATTTACTTATTGGATTTTTTGGTGTTACAGCGATTGTACGGACTTCTGCTTATACTCAAACTTATTCAACAGCTAGTAGCACAATGCCAAACCGTTCGTCAACAGCCGTATCAACGACAGCGGCAACACAAACTACTCCATGGGGGTATTCAACTCAAGCACAAGCAGATGATATTATAACGCAGATAAATAATTTAGTAACCGATGTTAACAATGCCAAAAAATTTGTAAACTCTTTAATAGATGATTGTCAGTCTTACGGTTTACTACAATAATTTATGCCACGAACACGACTAACGATACTAGACGGCGAAGAATTACATATCTATTCTTCGGCTAATAGTTTCTTGGGCGTATTTTCTTTAGATTCGTCGGGCAATATCATAGTAAAAAACGGCACATTTCCTAATTCAGCGGAAAGGCTTAGGATTGCGCCGGGTGGAAAAGTAAGATTGTCAACAACGACTGCTTCTCAAATTGTAACCACGGACTCTAACAATGATTTAACAAGTATAAGTCTTTTAACGACTGCTTTGGGAGGAACTAATAATTCGGGTGGAACTTATGCAACAGGTGATCTTTTATATTATAACTCTGGAACCTCTAAGTTTGAAAATCTAGCAGATGTTGCGACTGGAAATGCTTTAATTTCTGGCGGAGTTGCAGCCGCGCCATCTTGGGGGAAGATTGGATTAACGACACATACCGAAGATAAATTAGGAATTGCAAATGGGGGCACCAATAATACGGCTTTTACTTCTACTCGTATTATTTACTATGATGGATCAAAATTAACAGATAGTTCTAATTTAACATGGGATAATACTAATTTTTATTTATCAGTAGGAAGTAATACAAGAATTTATGCCACAACAAAAATAACAGATGGAAGCGGAAATACGATATTAGATTTTCCTCTTAGTTATTCTGCTCAGATATATTGGCCATCTTCGGGATCAGTTATTTTTAAAGCTAATAGTTCTACTTTGTTTGAATGTAAAAATGACGGAACATCTAAGATAGGATTTTTTGGTGTTACCGCTGTTGCTCGTCCGGCAGCATATACGCAAAATTATTCTACGGCAAGTAGAACGATGCCAAATTTAACATCTTCCGCCGTATCAACAACAGCATCAACGCAAACTACTCCTTGGGGTTATACAACATTAGCACAAGCAAATGCTATTCCTGTAGCGATAAATGATTTAGAAAATGATATTGATGATATAAAAGATGTTACCAATCAACTTTTAGACGACCTTCAATCAATGGGTTTGCTACAATAATTTTTCTTTTTTACTTTTTCTTTCTTTGCTCTAATATATTTTACTTATGAATCTTAATCGAAAAAGTTTTTTACAAAATTTTTTAACAATCCCGGCGATGTGTTCGCGTGGCCAAAGAAAAAAGATGATTCTGTTCTTTCAAGATTACGTGCTAACAGAAAAGGAGATAATCAAATTAAATTCAATGACCTAGAAAACTATTCTAGAAATAGAAAATATAAGTTGTCAATATATGAAGAAGTTGACCAAGTAATTTATATCTAACATAGAAAGAAAAAATAATATGGCACAGGAACAAAACCAACTAACTCCAGAAAAAGCATTTGAAGTCATCGTATCAGCCGTGCGATTACTCAAGTTATCATTTGACGATCATCTTTACCTTGAGCAATGTAGAAATATTGTTACCCAAGCATTAATGTCACTAAATGCCGAACCTCCTAATGCTGTCCCAATTGATAAATACCAGCAAAAACTGGCAATTAAAGACGGCGGGGAAAACAATTAGTTTTTCATTTTTTCTCTAATTGGGTGTAATTTTCTTTGATATGAATGATGAATTAAAAAAACTTTCCGAAGCTTTTGGGACTATAAGTAAAAAATATTTGCAAACTAAGGCAGACATGGGAGAAAAAGATTCTGGGATGGATAAGAAAATGTCTGATATGATGGGTTATGTTTATCAATTAATAGATAATCTACACCGGCGCGTTGACTATGTTTCTCAGGCTGGATATGAAATTTATGATGAACACATGAGTAAATCAACTCACCTTCCTAAATTATCCGTGTCACAAATGAACAAATTACTAGAAAATTGCGGGGCTTCTGACGATTATGTTTGCAACCCTAAACAGGTAATGGCCAAAGCTTTAGGTAAAATAGTTTCAGTTAAGACGCCGCGAGGTACTTTTGTGGAAGCTGAATATATTCCGCAAAAAAAGTAGAGTAGTAAAAAATGGGGGATGGGTAGTTAGAATCCGAGAGTTTAAAGACTTTCGGATTTTTTGTTTATGCGGCGGCGCAGGAAAGAAGATGTGAAATAAAAGTTAGTTTTTTTTTGTGTAATCATAGTAGATGAAACAAGGTATTTTCTATAATCGCCCGGAAAAGTATAAGTATTCTTTAGCTTTTTCTAATTCTAAAGTTTATTCAGTAGCTTCTTTTGAGAAAGATAAATATTTAAGTTTGGCAAACCTAGATAATCTTAGAAAATTTATACCAAACATTGATTTAGAAAAAAATATAGACCTATTACCATTTGCCACGGATGCTTTTGTTGCTAATAGATTTAATAAGAATTTCGATGGGGTTGCAACAGAAGAAGCCTTACTTATTGCAGATTTGTTTCCAAATAAATTTGCAGACGTTGAACATAGAAGAAATGAGTTAATAGGAGTAATATTAACATCTTCTTTTTCTGAATTTGGTTCTAATAAACCAATAAAACGAGAAGATTTAACAAAAGATTATACTAAGCCATTTAATGTTACTTTGGGCGGTGTTATTTGGAGAATAATTGATAATGATTTTGCTAGTTTAATAGAAGATTCAAATGATCCAAACTCAGAAATATTTCAACAAATTTCAAGTTCGTGGGAGCTTTGTTTCTCTGATTACGATTTAGTTGTTATAAAAGGTAATTCTAAGAATATTGAAGACGGAGAAAGAATTACAGATGAAGTAAAAAAACAAGAATTATCAAAATATCTATTTTCAGAAGGTGGTAATGGGAAAAAAGATGATAATACTTATGTTTATAGACTACCCATAAAAGACGTACTTCCATTAGCTATTGGTTTTACGACTTCGCCAGCGGCGGATGTCAAAGGAATTGCGGTTAAACAAGATACATCTATTTCTTCTTTATCTTCTTCTTCATCTTGTTCTAATTCTTCTATTTCTCCCTCTATTAAAGACACAACAACAGATTTAGAAAAAAATAATAAAAGTATTTCACAATTAGAAAAACAAGATGTAAAGACATTTGAGACAATAAAAGCAGATATGAAAATAACTAATCTAAAAGATATAACCGACGAAAATTTGAAACAAGTCTCTGCGTCCACTCTCACTAACTTTTTCGAGGAAGAACTTAAGAAAGCCTCTGAAGCTTGGACAACCGAGAAAAATAGAAAAGATGTAGAAATCCGGGCGGCTCAGGAAAAACTAACTTCTCTTTCTGCGGACTTTGAGAAAACCAAGAAAGAATTAGAAACCAGTCTCACTTCTGCTAATACTGAGTTAGCTAAGGTTAAGGAACAAATTTTAGCCCGCGAGAAACAAGAAAAATATAATGAACGGATGGCCAAGTTGGATTCTATCTATGATCTTTCTGATGAAGACCGGGCGGTAATTGCATCTGAAGTAAAAGATGTAAATGATGAAGATTTTAAGAAAGTGGAAGCCAAGTATGCCGTTCTTTTGAAAGAAAAGAATAAAGAAGTTAAGAAAAAAGCCACTCTTGAAGCGTCAGCTAGCGTGCTAGGTAACGCTATTGATAAGGGTGAAAAAGAAACAAGTAAAATTCCAAATGCAATGAGCGGCGGAAAACAAACAATGAAAGAACGATGGGCTTCTATTAAAGATGGAATTGAAGTAATTGTAAAGTAATAAAGAAAAAAATAATTTAAAAAACAAAGAAAAATAATACTATGCCAACATTAAAACCATTCAGAGATTATAGTGAACATTTCGTACTTAACATGTTCGGCTATTCGGGCACTGTTCCTGTTAACCGGGGCACTTTCGTAAAGATTATCGGTTCTGGTTTCGTTAACACTAATCCAGATGTGACCGAAACATTTGGGTCTGTTGGGTCGGCCTATCAGAATGCCGTGAGTTTGCGTTATGGTGTTCCTGCTAAGGTTACGGCTGCTGTATCTGGTGATACCCCGATTGGACTATTGCTTTGGGATGTTAAGGAAACCGATGAGAACGGCGAGAATCTTAAATTCAATCCTCGAAAAGCGGCTGAATTACAGATTGCTTTGAGCGGTCAAGCGGTTCCAATTCTTACTAAGGGTGTAGTTTTGTATAGTGGTGTTTCTGGAACATCAATTACGGCTGGTTCAACAGCTTATATGGCTGGTGATAGCACCGTTGTAAATAGCGCGGCTTTTGGTGGAGCAACTATTGGTAAGTTCTTGGGCACCAAAGATACAAACGGTTGCGTTCTTTTAAGAGTTGATCTCTAAACTTAATTAATAAGAAAAAGAAAAAATAAACATAAGGATTTAAATAAAAATATGAAACTAAGATTAAAAAATACACCAGAACAAGTAGAACTGATTAAGGCGATGGGGTCTAAAGATCGCAACGTTTCTGCTGAAGCGGCTTCTGCGTTTGCGGCATTTGCTGGCCCGGTGGTTAGCCAAGTGCTAAATCAGGCTGGTTCTGCTAATGCTATTTATACTCCTTTAGAGTACAAGATTGATGAGGTTCCTTCTATTCCTGTAGATTTGTGGTACGATGAAGGAGAGGGCTATACTACAATTTGGAGTCAAACTATGGCTGGTGGACTTCCTACCAATCAAGTAGATGGTGGAAAAGAATTGAAGTTCCATACTTTTACTCTTGATTCCGCAGTTGCTTATGGAAAGAAATTTGCCCGTCAATGTCGCTTAGATGTAGTTAGCAAAGCGTTAACACGACTTGCTGGAGAAGTTTTGGTTAAACAAGAGCGTAATGGTTGGGCGGTTATTCTCCGAGCCGTAGCTGAAGCCGGAACTAATGGGCTTAGCCATGTTATAGCGGCAACTACAGCAAGTACTTTCCAGGTTGATGATTTGAATCGGCTTATGACACGTATTGACCGTATTAATACTTCATTTGCTAATGGAACACCTTCGGATTTTGACTATAAAGGATTAACTGATCTTTGGATGAGTCCTGAAATGGTCGAACAAGTTCGGGCGTTTGCTTATCAACCAATGAATACCCGTGCAGTTCCTAATACTGATGAATCAACTGTTCTTGCTCTTCCTGATTCTGTCCGAACAGAAATTTATAAGAATGCTGGGGCTTCAGAGATTTATGGAGTAGGGATTCATAAGTTAATTGAGTTGGGTAGTTCTAAGAAATACAATACTCTGTTTAAGAGTTTTTACACGGGGACATTTTCTGATTCGGCAGACGAATGTATTATTGGACTAGACCTTAGTCGTGAAGCCTTTGTTCGTCCTATAATGACAGATGAAGGAGCGGGCGGCTCTTTCAATATTGTTCCCGATGATCAGTTTGTAGCTCGTCAAGATAAGATTGGTTTCTATGGCGAATTAGAACAAGGAAATATCTGCTTGGACGGTCGCGCCGCTGTAGCTCTAACGGTATAAGATACTTATGTATATTCAAGTTGAAAGACTTGAATATTTTTTTACTTATAAAAGGTATTATTTGATAAAATATATATATACACATTCGCCCATTGCTTGTTCGTCTGTCATTTTATTCTGATAATGTTTGTGCTACTTTTCCAGCATTGGATAGATAGTTGTTTATTGTTTCTAAATGTGCCGCTATTTGTCTTAGTTCTTGTGCTTTTTTCTTGAAAGAGCCTGTTTTGTTTTCGGCGGTAATACACCCTAGATTTCTGATAGACGAATAAACTTCATTAATTTCAATATCTGTTCCTATTTCTAATGGTTTATCTTTCATTGAATAGCGAGAATAAAATCCTAGCAAATTAGCTAATTCATCTTGGTGAGCTTCTACAAGGAAGTAATCTGGTTTGGCTTGTGCAATTATTTTCATATTTTTTACTTATTTTTTAATAACAATAAAGAAATCCAACACACGGAATTGGAAAAAAATATAGATGTTTTTTCTTTGTATTGACAAAAAATCCAACCCAAAGATCATACCATGCAAACAAAAGATAAAGGCGGTAGGTTAATCTGAATGATTTCATTTTTTTAGAATTTTTCTGGTTCTACTATTTCAAAACTTTCATATTGACAATTTTTTCTGGACTTAAGAAATTTCAAAACAATAGTCCCACTTTCATCTTTCAGTGCGGCATCATAAAGTTTTTTGTCTTCGACTGTTTCTTCATAATATCGAAGAGCGTGTCTATAGTTTCTCCATTCTTGTAATACGATGTTTTTTAAAGATGATCTTAATGAATTAGCATCTTCTTCAGTTATTTCTGGCTCGGTAGGAGTCTCGGTTTCAAATTTATACCAATAATCTTCTTCTACTCTTTCTTTAAATATTTTTATAGCAATTTTGCATAAGTCTTCAGGCGTAGAAGCATAGAAATATCTGTTACTGTGTTTTTCTGTAAAAATGATTATTTTGTTCATATTTTGATTTTTTTTGATCTAACATTTAGAATTTCAATATAAAAAACCCCATCGCCGAACTTTTCACTACAGAAATTATCTTTTTTCAAATGCTCAAGTATCGCTTGTTTACATGCTTCTTTAGCTTTTTTGGGGTCATATATTGTCGTTGCGGTTTCAAATCCTACAGTTATTTTTACGTTGTTCATAATTTTTTTTACAATAAGTCTTGAAGTTTATTACCAATCCAAATTTGTAATTCTAAATTAAACCAACCAAAAGAAATACAAAAATTGTCCGACCAGAAAATGTCTATGTGTGGTAACAAAGCTATTTGTTTTCCAGCGTCGGTGGTTAATCAATTGTTGAGTCTAAGTTTTATTTTCATAAACCTTGATGGTCAACACGTTCTAGCCATTGCTGATCGCCGACCGCCTTTCCCATGCCCGAACAATAATTGATAATGCTTGGGGGACTTGATCCCGCTCGCCTGCCGCATCAGCATTGGAATTTTGTTTTTCACTGGGGATAACTAAACCATAACAACAAGCCGCTTGCAACAACTATTTTCAGTTTTGTTTCTAGTTGACAAATTTTTTCTTCTTTTTTCATTGTTCAATAATAGCAGTTTTTGAGGAAAATGTCAAGACCTTTACTCTTTAACATCTCAGAATAGTATAGGTGTAATAATAAGAAGAAAGAACAATAAAATGCCTAAACTAAAAGAGCTAACACAAACCCACGGCAAACTACCCACCGATCCAACTAAGCCACGGCCAACGACTTTGGCACAAATTTGGGGCGATAAAGGACTTAATAAGTATAAAACAACCAATGCCGCCGAATATGAAGGATTTCTAAAAGAATTGAACAAAACAGACCTTCAAACTCATGCTATTTCAATCGGTCTTTTACCGATGCAAAAGCGAGAAATCTTAATCGCCCGACTATTGAAAGAATTCAAGAAACATTATGATAGCTATAATGTTCCTTATGGTCAAGTCTCTAGTGTAAAAGTCAGCAGTGAAGTATTGAAGATTCTAGCAGAAGGAAAGTAAGTAAAAATGATAGAATACAAAAACATCTACATATCCCCGCGAATGGATGGCAAAGACGGCGATGGAACAATAGACAATCCTTTTGACGGTGGTGAAGGTAAAATTGATAACTTATTTTACAAGTTTGCTGATAAAGAAAATCTTGTTTGGAATTTCTATCCTGGCACCTATAAAACCGTTGGAGTTGCTAATAAAAACTATGAGCAACTAAAGAAAGGCTGGAAAATCCGTGGGTCTGGTATTGGAGTCACTATTTTTAAGTTAACAGATTTTCTAGAAGATCAACATAATAAGAAATCTGGATTTAATATTTGTTTTACCACTTGGTATAAGAATGCAGACAATGTAGAAATTTCTAATTTAACCATAGATTGTAACTATTGGGAACTCCAAACAAACCGTCCCAACTTAGGATTATCAGGAATTAGATTATATGGTAATAACATAAAAGTTAAGAATGTAGAAGTAAAGAATTTTTCAAGTAACAGATTAATGGGGGATGGAGTTAGCTTTGAGGAGAATTTTATTATTACCACAGGAAGCATAGCTTCTAAGTCTTATGGTCATTTAATAGAAGGATGCTATGTTTGGTTGCCAGCGGCAGTTGATGGTTATTATTCCGCTATTTCTTTAATGAATCCATCGGGCGGTTATGTTTCTGGTAGGGTTTTGAATAATGTAATTTTAGCAGACTCACGAAAACAAAGATTTGGATTAAATCTAGCTTTTACTAAAAACTGTGTTTACGAAGGAAACGAAGTCTATGGATGTGAAAGGTGTTTTTCCAATGATTCAGGAACCAATGAAAACATAATTATAAGAAACAATATCTTTGAACCTTCATGGGTAGGATTATTTGCTTTGTCTTCTAAGGACTGTATTTTTGAGAGCAATATAATCAACTTATACAGCGATGGACAAGCAGCTATAGTTATTTATCAAGACTACAACACTCAGTGTTCAGGATGGTTAGTAAGAGGAAATATAATTAAAAACAAAAACAAAAAAGACCAAAACTTTTCTTTTCATACTAACTGGAATGGAAAACAGGCTTCTGATAATTTAGTTATTAAAGACAATGTTTTGGATTTGAAACTGTTAAACAAAATAGACAAAACAAAAACAGTTTTAATAGGAAACATCTATTCAGATGGAAAAGAAGTAGTAACTTAAAAAGGGTGTAATAAAAATTAGAAAAAAACAAAATAGAAAGAAAAAATTATGGCAGACATACAAGACCCCGCGCTAGAAACAAGAGATAAAGTATTTGAAATCAAGGAAACAGATTTAACGGCCCTCGCGCCGCAATCTGGATTTAAATTAGTTAAAATCGAAGGTCAAGACGCTGAATCAGTTACAGAAACAATCAGGCGTTTGGCAAACATGGGGGTTTTTCTTGACACTTTACTTACATTAAATGCTGACAAAGAAGAAGATAGATGGTTAATTAATAATGTAATAGGTAAATTAAAGAGTTTTAAGCGTTAGAACTTTTTTTGCGGAGAGAATGAGATTCAGTCTAGTTTCATAAGCTTGGACTTTTGCTGGTGCAACTCCAGCCTCCGCTACCAATTTTTTCAATTATACTACACCAGATAAAGAAAAAAGGGTGTAATAAAGGAGTAAGGAAAAATTTGAAAGAATAATATGGCAACATACGTAACAGGAAACGGTAATGAGCAATGGGATCACGCCCCGGCTGGGCTAAAATCAAACGTTTCAGTAGTTTATGATCCAGTTGCGGCTGTTTATCGGCCCGCTTATTCTACTGATTCAGCCGGTAGTAGTCTTAGTCAGCCATCAAATTATTCAATGAGCGGGGCGGCGGTCAATGGAACAGTTTTCGGGGCAAATGCAAATAGAAAATATCTTTATGTTCAAAATTTAGGTATTAATCCTTTATATATCAAGTTTGGATCAGCAGGCGCGTCTAATGCGTCTATGAGTGCCGTTTTGAAGGCTGGAACAGCAACGGGAGATGGAAACGGAGGCATTTTCACCAACGATCAAGGTCAAATAACTGGACTTTTGAGTGTTTCGGGGGTTTCAAGTAATTATATAGCCTGGGAGGCATAATAATTAATAAATAATTTAATAGAGAGAGAAAAAAATAGAGAAAAGAAGAAAAAAGGAAAAAATAAAAGAATATGGCAAGTATATCAAGTTTCTGGGAAGATAATGGAGCAGCCGTAGGAAGTCCGCCTCGCGGAACTACTAGAGTACAAGGAAGATCGGAAGTGAACTTTAAGAATATTGACGATAGCACTACCGCGTATTCTAGTAGTCCTATCACAACGGGAAATAATAGTTACTCAAAATGGCAATTTTTAGCATTAACGGGAAGTTTTAATACGATTAGTAATGGAAAATTTTGGCATTCTACCGGAATTCTTGGAAACGGTTTAACTATCTTATTTACAGGAACTTCTGGGTATAGTACGCCTTCTACAACAAGTTTGGGAGCCACGGCAATGAACATTACGATTCCAAGTGGAACGGCTGCTGCTAGTCAAACTATTTTATTTGGAACCGCTGGGCCTGAAGCAGCTAATGCAAGCACTGTAACTACTTCGGGTTATACACAATACTGTGCGTTGCAAATGCTTACAACTTCGGCAGCTTCGCCGGGTGATACGAGTACTTGTACTTTTTCTCTCTCTTTTGACGAGAGCTAAAGATTTTTATAAAATTTTCTTGATTTTTTTTAAATTTTCTGGCCCGAAAACTGGAGATAAAGTTTTTGTTCCTTATTCCGTCTGTCAGAATGTTTTCTATAATCATTTCTAAAAACTGGTAGCCCAGGCGAAACTTGAATTCGCATTTTTTTTGCTTTTTGAATTATAGAAAATTGGTAGTCTAGGCAGAATTTGAATCTGCAACCGTTTGATTAGAAATCAAATGCTCTATCCAATTGAGCTACTAGACCAAAAAAATTGGTACGCCATGATCGGGTCGAACGATCTACCTGACCCTTATAAAGAGCCTGCTCTGCCTACCGTGAGCTAATGGCGCATTAAATTATTCTTTCAAATCTCTATAATATTCTTTTTTTCCTATCTCATATTCAGAAACTTCTTCCATTATTTCTATATCTAAATCTTTGTTTTTGTCATATTTTTCTATTTTTTTATTACATTCGGGGCATTCTTTGTCGTAATAATAGTCGGACGGACTTTCGATTTCAACAACAATCTCTATTTCTTTTTTACAGTGAGGACAGGTTAAGGGGAAATTCATTTTTTTGCCATGAGTTCAGCGAGCCGGTTTATTTGTTCCATTAGTTTCTCAGTTCGCTCGCAAGCTCGCTTTTGAAGCGCGTCATGGTACATATCTGCGTATATTGCCGTCGTTAGTTAAAGGAAAACTCATTCTTTATTGTATTGACGAAATTTATCAATCTCATTGTCTCTAATTTCTTCTATAAATTCTTCTAATTCTTTTGCTATTGCTTTTTCTATCTCTGTGTCTTGCACTATGTCTTTATAGTTAAGACCTTTTCTGCCGCCAAGAAGATTATTAAGATAATGTTCGGCCAGTTGTTTTGAGGTTTTCATGGTTTTAGGAAGCAATATTTCAAGTTCTTTAATTTGTTCGTGTCGTTCACAGGTTGCCGTCTCATAGTTTGGTTTTTCGCCGCGTTTATATCCGCCGCGTGTTAAACAGGCGTTAGTTTGACAGATACCATTAGTATATCGGTTACATTCAGTTTTTAGTTCGTTAACTAGTTGTGTGAGAATTTGGTTTTTCATACAGGCATTTCAGGTAGCGGCATCCAATAAATGTCAAAATACTGGAAATTTTCTTCCCACAGAGTATGATTTATGATTATTATTCTCAAAGCCTTTTTGCCGTCATAAACATAATAATATCCACGGGCTATTTCCCACGAAGAATTTTTATATCTATAAGCAAAAAGAACAACTTCATTTTTTGGCGGCGGGGTTGTAATGTTAGTCCACATTATTTTTACTTCAAAAGATCAGAGTTTTTTCTAATTTTTGTCTCCAGACTATAGCTTCTCTAATTTGTTTTTCAAATTCTTTTTGCCGCCGCAGATATTCATAAGAAATAAAAGAAATTAATACAATAACATTAAAAGTAATAAGAAAAATTTGTAAAAAATCCATATTTACATAGTCTTCGGGCTTTCAACCGTTTTGTGACCTAACTACGCTTTGAGATATAACAAGAAACGGCACTAACAGAATCGGAGCAGGTTATTGCTCCATTTGCCTCTAAAAACAACTGTTAGTTTTTATTGTTAAGTTTTTCGCGAAGGAAAGAATATCTGAGAACCGTCAACTATTTTGTAAAAATATTCTTATTTTTTGAAAATATTTTTAACACTTTTGGCGGCGTTGTCAATTTTGTCTGTGGTTTGAGGGCTATTTTTAGCGAAAATAAACACACCAACTGCCGCTGCAACTACTAGAACTGCAATAATTAATACTGTAAACATGTTTTTTCCTTTTTTCTTTTTTTATTTCTATTACTAATTACACTATTAAGGAGACTGGTTGACCATACTGACCTTCTGAGGCTATTTTTTGTATGTTTGTGACGTTTTTGAAGTGTAATTATAAGTAACTAAATAAAATTAGTACACCCTGGCTAACGCTAAAGTGAAAGCTTGTTTTGTGTGTTTATTCATTTAATTACCTCCTAATATTTGTCCAATTTCTTCAGATGTATAAGTTTCTTTATCGTCGATAACAGTAACTACAACTCCGCTTTGGACTCTTGTTTTACAAAGATAATATTCTTTTTTATTTATCAGCCAAAACGCGGGTTTGAAATGTAGGAGCCAGTTCATTGTTTCTTTTCTTGAAGACATTCTTCTACTACTTTTGCCACGGCTAAGGACATTTTTGCCTTAAAAACAGAATCTTGTTTTAGTTCGTTACAAACTTTGTCAAAAAGTCCATCATTATGCGAGGTTCTTAAAATATCTTGTTCAAGATAAATTGGTTCGTGTTTTTTGTCTATTTTTTCATTTATAGAAGCTACTTGGTTAGCTGTGTTTTCTATAAGTTTTTGATTTTCTGTTTTTAAGTCAGATACTATTTTTTCGATCTGAGATAGATGTTCTTTAGTTGTCATAGAGATATTACATTATTTTTCAATTTGTGTCCACTCTAAAATGGTAAGATATTTATTATCCGGGGTGACAAAATTGTCAAGAACATTATATTGTTCTCTAAACCCGCAGATATAAAATCCAAAAGGAGGATTGTAATAACCAATTCGGATGGCGTTTTTGGCATTGAATTTTATTTTTACTTTGAAGATAACAGAAATAAGAGAAGGAGGAAGTTTTTCTTCTAGTTTATACCAGTTTATTATTTCTTCTCTCATTTTCGTATGCTAGAGCGTCTTTTGTATTAGCAAAAACTTTTTCTAATTTTAGGAGTTTCGGATTTTCAAAAATGTTACCTACAATTTCTAATTCATTAGTATTGCCTTCATGTTTGTAACATTTATTAACGTGATTAAATACAAATCCTGAAAAATAACCATTGGTTTTGTATTCACAAACATATAAACCATTATCGGCGGGGTTTTCAGAGCTATACAATAAGATGTCTCCTTCATAAATCTCTTTTTTGTTTTTGTCAAAGAGTCTTGTAGAAAGCTGAACTATAACATCTGACACCAAAGTATAATGATGATCTAATTCCCCGTCTTGGTAAGTCCAGAAACCTTGATCATAGTGATCTTTGTTCCAAACTCTAAATTTTATCATAAAAAGATAATAAGAGAAATTGTGAAAAAAGTCAAGAAAAAAAAAGATAACTCATGTTTAATGACGGCGACCAAATCACTGGAACCGTATTCAAGGTTCTCCCTTGACATTATTTAAGCTATCCAACACATACTAAGTTAATTTACAAAAAAGTAAAAAAAAGTGTAATTATCAGTAGTTAAATACAATTAATTGAAAAACATAATACAATATGGCCGCGCAATTCAAATATCTTTTCCGAGCACTTCTCAATAATGGCACCATTTTAGAACAAAATCAAGAAGATTGTTCAAAATTTACCCCCGGAAAGAACTGTTTTTACGACGTTCTTCAAGAAATCTCCAATGTCCGGGCGTTTGCTTTGTATAACGAAGAAAATGAATATTTAGTTGATCTGGCCGATGGTCATTTTGAGATTAATCAAGTTCCATTTTTTATTCATGACGAGCCGGTTCATGATTTGAAATTAATTTATTTCCGCCGAAATGTAATAGCAGTAAATGTAGGAGTAAGCATCGAACAGTCTATCCAGTCCTATCATTTCGGCTGGGAAGGAAAAAACAATGAAGGTTCAAATGTAAAAAGAATCATGAAAATAAGTTAATTATAGAGAAAGAAAAATTATGCCTGACTTTCAAAACTTTAAGATAGAAAAATTACCTGATGCTAGAATAAACGCTATTATTCCACAGTATAATATCAGTTTAACTGTAAACGACAGCAATTCGGGCGAAGTAATACGAAATTTTACCGGTGCTAACTCTATTGTTTTTCCTAATATTTTGACAAAACTTTCTGATGAAGATATGCAAGAATTAATGCAAACAATTGTAAACTGGTTAATGGATAAAAAATTAAAAGGAAGAGTATAAAGTTTTTTAATAAATTTTTATGCCTACAAATTATTATGTCCGTAAAACAGGAAATGATTCCAACGCAGGCACTTCTGCTGGGGCTGCGTGGCGCACCCTATCGAAAGCATTCGGAACATCAGGAATTGCATCGGGAGATACTTTATTTATAGGAGCAGGCGTGTATCGTGAAACTATTTCTATTACAATGGTTTCGCCAACAGTAGAAACAAAGATAATAGGCGACGTTGATGGACTTATGACGGGCGATGCAGGCGAGGTTCGGTGGACGGGTTATACAACTCATGATCGTGTAGCTGGCTCTGGTACTACTCCTTTGTCTCTTAATAATAGAGATTTTCTTACTTTTGAGAAAATTGTTTTTGTTACTGGTGCCGCAGGCTGTATTACTGCGGCGGCTGGATCAACTAATATTACTTTTAGAAATTGTGCGTTTTTTAATGGAGATAACACTGGACGTGTAATGATTAATTTTACTGGGACCGTCGATGTTACTTCTTTTTGGGTTGTTGATAAATGTTTATTTTTTGCTGGAAATACTAATGCTATTACTATTACATTACCTACTTCTACTGTAGCAGATTATGATGTTAATTTTATTATTAAAAACTGTATTTTTCTTGGTGCGGCGTCAACATGTGTTGGTGTTACAACGTCAGGTGGTAATTCTTTTAAAGGTGGAGGCGTAACAGTTATAAATTGTACTTCTTTGAGAGGCACAATTATGACCACAGCAGCTAATAATTCCTCTACTTTTCCATGTTTTGTTTATAATTGTTATATTTTTTCAATTGGAGTAACAGCAATAAATGCTAATACTTTAGGACAAATTATAGAGGATTATAATATAATTCAATCTACTACAGCTAGAACTAATATAGCAATCGGGCCTCATTCTGTTTCTAATTTTGCTTATCCTAATTATTTTTCAATAGGTCAAGAATCTTTTATTGGTTTGCCATTAAAACCATATGGTTCTTTTTATGAAGATAGTCCATATATTGGATTTGGATCAATCGTTCCTGTATCTGGGAATGATATTCTTGGTAATGACCGCCCGCAAGGAACCACTCAATTAAAAGCTGAGGGAACAATTACTAATGTTGCTAATTATGTCTTAAATAGTGCTGGACAAAATTGGGGTAGCGGTGATTTTGCCGGTAAAACTCTTAAAATAACAGAAGGCGCGGGGAAGTATCAGACAAAGAGTATTTCTAATAATTCAGCCACGGGATTAGTTTTAGATGGAGCGTGGGAAACTGTTCCCGCAGCCGGTGGCCGTTTCGTAGTATATCAAGGTCAAATGAGCACTGTTGGCGTAGCAAGCACTGCAAATGCCACTAATATAATAGATTCGGGGGCGGCTTGGGGCGCTAATATGTGGAGAAGCTATGCTATTCAAATTATGAGTGGCACTGCTTCGGGAGAACAGTATTTAATTTCTGGGAATGAGGCTAGAACCATTCATTTGCAATCAGGTATAACATGGACTACAACGCCTGACAATACTTCTCTTTATCATATCTATCGTGAATCTGGTATTGGCACAGGAATTCATTCTGTTGGAGTTTGTGTTGGAGCCTATGAAGTTGTTAATGTTGGTATAAAAGAAACAGGCGTTGTTAAAACCGGCCCGAACAGCTTAAGGATAATCGGTCAAGGATACCATGATTTTGACATTCCTGTTTCGGGCGGGGTTTCTAATACCGTTGGTATCTCTGGTTATTATGATGATCTTTATACCGGAACTTTGCCGCAGTTGAAAATCTTGAACGGTTCTGAAATTCAAGTTAATGATAACACTGGAACAATGACGGCGGCTTCAGGAACTTGGCAAGGAATTACTGTTTCTTTTGTTCCTAGCGGCAATGGCGTTGTTACGGCAAGATTAGTTTCAAATTCCACGGGAAATCTAATAGGTAGTGCTTTTTTTGATGATTTTTCTGTAACTTAAAGGGGTTAAAATATGGCCAATAACCCCTCTTCATTTGATTTTTTCAGACGGGGAAAAGTCCTTCCAAAACAACTTGGAAAAGTTAATTCTGGCGGATTTGATTATCTTCGGCGCGGACAACCTACTGTAGTTGGCAATGGAATTGTTGTTGCGGCGGCGGGAACAGTAACCACTACAAAGACACAAACAGGCA